GCGTGAACCTGGAGCGAAGCTGATGGTAACCGTCCGACTCATCCAACCGTGGAAGGCCTTGTTCGTGAAGAACGTAAGGGCCGGTCGTAATACCCGTCAAGTTGCAGGTCTCATGGGCATCGGACTCGACCGCTACTACACGGAGCTGCGGAACGACGAGACGTTCAAGAATGACATCGAGGCCGCCATGCAAGTCGCGGCCGAGCGCGTGGCGCGCGTCGGTGTGGCACGTGCCGGCGGTGCCGGCATCATCTAAAGGAGAATGACCATGTTCAAGCGAATTTTCGTCTACATCCCGATCTTCCTCGCGGCGCTCATAGCGTTCGGTATTGGACCCTTTGCTGCCGAGACCGGCACTGCCGCCGGCGGACACGGTCTATCGCCGTACAAGGTTGGTCAGCCCGTTCGTATCGCCGCCTACTGTGAGATGTCGGAGGTGAATAAGAACTGGCCCGTCCTCATGAAGGCCCTACGCGGAAACGATATCGATACCTATCGAGACCTCATGCTCAAAAAAGGCGTCGATTGCATCGACTTTCGCTACTACGGTCGGAACCACATCGTCGCGAAGTTCATTCGAAATTTGCGGGCCTACCGGCGCACCGGTATTACCAAAACCTGCTTCCGTATGATACAGCTAAAAATCATGTTGCCGCGAGAGTTCGCCGGCAAGAAGATCCTGAGCTGGATCAACGTGAAGTGCGCGAAGGGCCAGGACGCCTAGCCGAGGTTGCGACTGCACTTTTGTTATGTTAGGGTTAACGTGTTCTCGATCCCGAGAACGTCGACGATAACAGTGGCCGAGCGTTGGCCGGAACCGTGAAGGTTCCACGGGGCGATCCCGGACCAAAAATAGGACAACTACCATGGAATTCGATTTCGAGAAACACGCCATCGTCGAGGATGTCACGACGGTGCCCGAGAAATATCGTGGTCTCTATGTGGAGATCACCGAGGGTGAGAACGCAGGCAAGCACCAGATCGGTGACTTCGCCAAGGGAATCGTCGAGGCCTACACGGGAACGAACAAGGCCCTCGGCTCGGCCCGCGGAGACAAGAAGACCTCCAGTGATGAATCGGCCCAACGTCGTATTGCCCTCAGAGTCTTCGAGGACTTGGCGTCCGAGCTGGGACTGGAAGTGGGAGACGAAGGAATCGCGACGGCCTTGCAGGCTCACATCGACGAGCTTGTCACCAAGATCAAGGGCGGCTCTGACTTCAAGGCGAACGTCGAGAAGATCAAGGCCGAGGCGGCGAAGCAGCTCGAAGAGGCCATGAACGCCAAGGACAAAATCATCGGCGAGAAGACCTCCGCCCTGGAGACGCACCTTATCGGAGACGTGGCCACCCGCGCCTTGACCGAGGCCAAGGGCTCGGCCGAACTCCTGCTCCCACATATCACCGGCAGATGCAAGGTGGTCGAGGACGACGGCAAGTACGTCGTGCGCGTTGTCGATCCGCAGGGTGATTTTCGTTCAAACGGCAAGGGCGGCTGGATGGGCGTCTCCGCTCTCGTCGAGGAGATGAAGGGCGAGGACAAGTTTGCCCGGGCCTTCGAGAGCGAGGCTCCTGGGGGTGGCGGCACGAAGCCGGGTTCCACTGCCAAGCCCGCACCCCATCAGCAGGGCGAGATGACCAGCACGCAGAAAATTGCATCCGGTCTCGCCAAGGGACAGTACCGCCACGGTGCCGGTACCGGCAACTGATTTAAAAACGGGGTTGACAAGCCGCTGCTGCGGCTTCAGTATGGTTAACCAGCATAGGTGTAGTCCGGTCGAGTAGTCGACCGGACGACGCCAAAGCGAGGAACCAGACCTTCGGAGGGTGATCCTCTGGGTCGAGTAAAAGGCGGCGGGAAGCCGCGCCTCGGACCGGAACATTTTGGATCAACCACGACTCCGCAGGAGGACTACCCCATGGCTTCAGTCACACTCGGCGAATCCGCCAAGCTGGCACAGAACGAACTGATTGCCGGCGTCATCGAAGATGTCATTACCGTCAACCGCATGTTCGAGGTGCTGCCTTTCGACGGCATCGACGGCAACGCGTTGGCCTACAACCGCGAAAACGTCCTCGGCGACGTCGACGTGGAAGGCGTAGGCGACACGATCGGCGCCAAGGCCGCCGCGACGTTCACCCAGGTCACCAGCTCGCTGACGACCATCATCGGTGACGCCGAGGTCAACGGCCTCATCCAGGCGACCCGATCGGGCGACGGCAACGACCAGACCGCGGTGCAGATCGGCTCCAAGGCGAAGTCCGCCGGCCGTAAGTACCAGGACATGCTGATCAACGGCACGGGCGCGACCAACCAGTTCAACGGTCTCATCAACCTGTGCGCTGTCGGTCAGACGGTCGACACCGGTGTCAACGGTGACGCGCTCTCGTTCGCGTTCATGGACGAGCTGATGGACCTCGTGGTCGACAAGGACGGTCAGGTCGACTACTTCGCGATGCACGCTCGCACGATCCGCTCCTTCCGCGCACTGCTTCGCGCGCTGGGCGGCGCTTCGATCAGCGACGTCGTGGAGCTGCCCTCGGGCACCCAGGTCCCGGCCTACTCGGGCGTTCCGATCTTCCGGAACGACTACATCCCGATCAACCAGTCCAAGGGTTCCGGTGGGGCAATCAAGACCACGATCTTCGCCGGCACGTTCGATGACGGTTCGCGCCAGCATGGTATCGCCGGTCTGACGGCCGAACAGGCCGCCGGCATCCAGGTCGTGGACGTCGGTGAGTCCGAGACCAAGGACGAGCGCATCTGGCGCGTCAAGTGGTACTCGGGCCTGGCGCTCTTCTCCGAGAAGGGCCTCGCTTGCGCCGACGGCATCAACAACTAAACCTCTATGTGACGAAACCTCGGTATATCCGGGGTTTCGTCCGAGGTTTCGTTACAACGCATCAGGAGACCCTACTCATGCCCGCATTCCTCGTTCAGCTTCCGGATAACGCCCGGTTCACTCTTCCCGATGGCGCGGACTCAATGGTCGTATTTGCGACCGACGCCGCCGACGCTCTGGCAATCACACAGGCCGAGTTCAGCGGCGATAGCGATGCCGCGTGGGCTGCCGCGACCGCCACCGAGCTTGTGGCCAGTGCCGACCTGACCGGGTACGAAATGCGTGTCGCCATCCTCGACAGCACTCCGGTTATCGACAATACCGCCCCGGGCGTGCTTGGTGTCGATACCGTCGCCGTGAACGACGGCGGCACGGCCACCTACGCCATCGACGACATCCTTACCGCCGTTGGCGGTACATTCACCCGTGCGGCCACGTTCCGCGTCATTACGGTGTCGACGGGTGTCATCCTTACCGTCGAGTTGGTGGACGCCGGCGAGTATACCGTAGCCCCCACGCCTCTGACGGCCAATCCCGTCACCGGTGGTGGAGGTACCGTCGCAACGCTTGACCTGACCACGAACACAGTCGCCTACGCCAACCTCATGGCGCAGATGGTCGGCCTGTTGAACGCCGAGAGCATCATCGCCGGTGCGTCCGTTGACATGAGCGACGGCGCAGCCGGTACGTCCCTCTTCACCATCGCGACGGGTGGCGGCGGGGATGACCTCGGTGATCTACAAGTCGTGGCTGAGCTTCGCAAGACCGCCACCAAGACGGCTATCCCGGGACTTCTCGGGGCGATCGTCGACGAGGGCTCCTCGACCGACGTATTGACGGTGGCCGTGATCCAAGCTCCGGTACTGCCGAATATGGTCGCTCGGCTCAAGACCGCGTAAGTCACATAACCAGCATAATTCTCTAGGAGGAGAAGACGATGCCGACACCAGTGAAGGTCACCTTGGTTCTCACGGGTATTTTCGCGGGCAAGACTGTGAACTTGAACGGTTACCAGTTCGAGCACGGACGCCTCAATTTCGTCGGATCTCCCGACGAGGTCGAAGGTATCTCTCGGTACATGTCCCGCTCGTACCAGGCTCACCCGGAGGGCTCCAAGCAGCTTCGGGATACCCAGGAGATGCACAAGGCGACCGAAGCCAAGGAGGATGCGGACAATGGCCAGCGTGATACTGAGGGGACGGATAACCCGCGGGACCCGGAACAGCCGATTGACGGCGACGTTCAGTCGACTGGGGGAGGGTCTCCCGCGCCGGCCGCAGACGACAGGGCTGGACCAGCTCCAACTCCGGAAGGGGAAGAGGGGAGTGTTCCCGGCAGGGA